CAGGGCGGCGGCCCAGATCGCGGTGACCAGGTCGTACTTGCGGTTGTTGACGTTGCCGAAGTTCAAGACCGCGGCGCGCAGGTCACCCAGGATCACCGGGGAGTTGGTGGGTCCCCAGGTGGCAGTGCCGACGACGCCGAGGATGTTGGTGGGCAGCCCGTTGATGACGAGCGGCGGCTGCATGATCTGGACGTAGACGTCCGGAATGACGAGAGCAGCGGTGTTGATGCTGCCTTGCTGGACAACTGGCATGTGTTGGCCTCCAGAAAACGAAAAGCCCGCTCAGTGGCGGGCTATGGGATGGATTCGAAGGGGCTCAGGACGCCGACGCGCCGGCATCGGCCGGTGGCTGCTTGGCCTTCTTCACGAAATGGGATGACCACTCGCTCTCGAGCAGCTCATTCACTTTGGAGGCCTCGGAGATGATCTGCCCCTTCTCGTAGGACAGACATGCCTCGACCACGACGAGTTCATACCCGCCAGCCGCGTCTGCCGCCGCCGGGATGTTTTGCGCTTGCTCCATGTTGGAGACTCCTTACAGGTTGACTTGGACGGTGCCGATCTGCGCCTGGTTGCTGTTCTGGCCGGCGACGTTTATCTGCTCGGTCAGGATCTGGGTGCCAGTGGTTGTCTGGGTGGTCGCGTATTCGACCGTGTAGAGCAGGTCGCGACGGTACAGCCTGTCTTTTTGCTTGCTGTCGTCGATCATCGAGCCCTTGTAGATCAGGCGCGCTTGAGTCTGGTCGGTCAGCGTCAGGAACTGCGTGGCCGCCAGTGCAACGTCCAGCATGCCAGCGACCGCATCGCGGTGGTCAGGCGTGTCGGTCCAGATGCTGAGCTGGAACAGGCGCTCTTGGCGCTTGAGCTCGCGAATCAACGTGCCGTTGATGCCCACCCGCGCCGCGGCAATGCGTGCGCTATTGGGCAGGGTGATCACTGCGCCGGTATTGGTCGTTCCAGGGATGCCAACTGCAATCGCCGAGGCCAGCGCGGTCGCGATCGATGTCAGCGTGTCGCTGGTCTGCACCGCATACAGGAAGCTCTGGCCGTTCGCGATCACTGCCGCGTTCTGCGGGTTGTTGGCGCCGGGCACGGTGCCGCCGACGGTGATGGTCTGCCCGGCGATGGTCAGCGTGATCGTCGGGGTGTTGGTCGACAGTTGCTTCCAGTCCCGGCTGTAGCGTGTGGTGTTGCGCTCTTCAGGGCGCACGAACACCGTCAGGTGCGTGGTCGCAGGGGTGGCGCGCAGGTCGGTGTCAATGTCCTGCGGGTTTGGCCATCCCTGATAAATCTTGATCGGCATGCCGGGCGCGGAGGGCTGCCCGGTGCCGTTGGGGTAGAGGGTCTGCGCCGCCAGGGCGACGAGCGCTGCGCCCACGTCTGAGATGTCTGCCATCAGCTATGCACCTCTTGAGCGTTGATCCGCCAGCCCAGGTCGGTCAGCTCGGCGCCCTCGACCACGTAGCGGCGGCCGAGATCGTCGGTCGCGATGTCGCCGGCCATGACCGTGATGGGCACAGAGGGCGGCAGCAGGATGCGCCAGCCCGAGTTTTTGGCACCTTGCGGCAGGTTCAGAGAAACCTGGGATCGGGAGCCGAACAGGATGGAAGCTGGCCACAAAGCACCGGTGGCGCCGAGAACGTCAGTGTCATGGGCCGCGACGCTGCCGCCATAGCCCAGAGCGCCCACGCCGCTCTGTGCCTGTTGGCGGGTGAGCTTCAGGGACCGATTGCACTCCACCACGATCACCGGCAGCAGGAACTGCTTGCCAGCGATGAAGTAGGTGCCCGACGTGTTGACCAGGTAGTCGCCAGCCTGAGTGGTGGCGTCGTTGATCAACGCGAACCAGGTCGGGTCGCCGTACTCGTTGGGCTTCTTGAAGCCGTACTCGGGCGATGAATCGAGCGCGGCCTTCAGCGTGCCCACCAGGTTGCCAAGCGGCGCGCCGGCAGAAAGCGGGCGGTAAAGGCTGAAGCTCAGCCCGATCACGTTGGCCGCTTTGGCGTAACCGGAGTAGATCTTCGCCTGCAGGGTCTGGCCGTCCATGTCACACCACCAGCGTCAGGCCACCAATGCCCAGGCCAGGGCCCGGCTGGATGCCCAGGAAGTTGCAGAGTTCGCGACGGGTGCCGTCAAACAGCGCCTTGCGATCGCGGTACTCGTTCTTGTTGTGGCGCCACACCGCCGCCTGCTCGGTGTCGAGGTTGCTGCGGGTGCCGGTCGAGCCGATGATGTCGGACTCTAGTGTGCCAAGGTTGGCGAGGTACGTCGTGCGCACCACCGCCTCCTCGGCACTGGAGAGCGTGTTGAGCTTGTATTCCAGCACGCCGTATTGGGTCGAGAAGCGGTAGCCCGACGCCGGTAGCGGCTGGCCGCCGCCGAACGCGCCGTAGCCGCAAAAGCGCCGGACGTCCGTCTTTTCAGCATCGGTGAATGCCATCGCTTACTCCGAAATGTCGATGTGCTCGGCGCCTACGCCGGTCAGGTATTCGATGTCGGCCGCATCGGTGATCTCGGCACCGGGCGCCCAGCTGCGAAGCTGCCCGTCGTCGTCGTAGACGGCGTAGGGACAGGTGAGCTTGATCTTGGTCGGCACCGGTGCGCCGTCAGGCTCCTTGGTGACCGCTGGCCCGAGGCCGAAGCCCCGGGCTATGCGTTATCAGACGTGCTCGATCACCACGGCGCGCTTGAGGTACTGAGCCCCAGCGGTCGGGATGATGTTGCTGTTCGCGGTCGCGTCGGTCGGGGCAACGAAGCCACCGATCCAGCTCCACGACTGGGCGATGATCTGTTGCAGACGGTCGATCGGACCGCGGACGATCTGGCACACATCGTCGATCATCTGGATCTCGTTGTTTCCGTCCGCCAGCTCCTTGGCCTTTTCGGTCATGCCAGCGAAGTCACCTTCGACCAGAGCGCCAGGCATCACCAGGATCGGACGGCGAACCGTCAGGGCCGAGTTGCTCGGGTGGGTCTGGGTCAGCGCTTCGGTGGTGGGGATGAAGTTCACACCCATCAGGTTGAACACCTTGCCCTGGCGCGCTTCCGGCGAACCGTATTGGCCCTGGTACATCAACTTGAAGTCCTGGTCAGCGAAGAGCTGACGCTGGGACACGTTGTCGAAGTACATGTTCAGGTCGCCCATGTAGCCGGTGTTGTTGCGCAGGTTGGCAACAGCGTCTTCGATGACGCCCAGGGTCAGCACGTCGGTGCTGGCCAGTGCGGCGGTCGTGGTGGTTGCAGCCAGAGCGGAGCCACCCTTCCACTTGCCGTTCGGGCGGATCAGCACCGGGCAGTTGGCGTGGCTGACGATGTTGCCAGCGGTGCCGTCGGCCACGGTTACGTTGCCGGAGAACGTCAGCGTACCGGAGTAGCCGCCCGGGGTGGTAGACACGTTGGAACCGTCGCGGGCGGTGCCGGTCAGGGTGTAAACGTTGCTACCGATCAGCACCGAGGCGGTGTAGGTGCCGGAAACCGACACGAATTTGCCAGCGTTGGCGCCGGTACCGAGCACGGTTTCGAAGCCGCGAACGTCGTCGACGTTGATGGTTGCAGCCGGTGCGCCGAGGGTGGTACGCACGCGGGTGTTACCGCCCAGGTAGCCAGCGAACAGCGCATTGCGGGCGATCCGGTCGAGCGACTGGCGTGCCTGCACACCGTTGGTGAACGCGTTGAGCAGGAACTGGTTGGCGATGCCGACCTGGCTGGTCACGACGTTCAGGTCGATCGAGTCGCCGTACTGGTCGATGCCGAGCGTGTACTGCTCAATGGTCTGAGACGACGGCGTCATGCCGTTGTCCAAGTTCGTGTTGCCGCTGGGGGTCAGCGGCGTGGTGACAGGCGCCTTCAGGCCGGCGCGGGTCTTGGTGATGGTTTCGCCGACGTTGATGGCGACGGTTTCGCGATCAGCGATGGCTCGGTAACCAATAGCGGACTGGAGACCGGTCTGGAACTCGCGCTCCAGGAAACCTTGTTGGATGGCGTTCTGCAACGACGCCGGCATGTTTTGGATGGGCATGGTGCCTCCTACTCAGGGGTTGAAACGAGTCCCCTGGGCGTCAAGCCCCGATGGGTTGGCGCACATGCGCCTGGGTTGTTGGAAAGGGTTGCCATCCAGGGCCATCGGGCCCAGGAGGCAGGTGGGGTTACTTGAATTTGGCTCGCTCGGCAGCGTATTCAGCAGGCGTCATCTCGGTCGCCTTCTTGGCGGTCGGAGGCTTGGGATTCGGCGGCGTGCCGGGGTTGGAGCTGTTCTGCGTGCTGCCGAATAGGTAGGGCTTGGACTTTTTCAGCTCTTCCATGAGCGTGTCCGCACCTTCGACTTCGCCGGCGTCATTGAGCTTGACGTTCGACAGGTCGGCCAGCTTCAGGCCGTCCAGATCGACCATACCGGCCTTGAGGGCTGCTGCCTTCAGTTCGGCACGGATCACG